CCACATCATCATGTAAGTGTTTAAGATGATTATTTTTTATTTGAGATACTTCTCTTTTTAATCCTGTTATATACCCATACAGGGATATTAAGTGTTCACTAGTTGTTTTTGGTTGTTTTGCCATTACTCTTTACTAAATAATTTTTCTGTTTGTTTTTTAATTCCACCTGTAACTGCCTCTAATATTGTAGATGGAAATTCACTTAAAGGCACAGCTTTTTGAAAATCTATTGGAACATTTGTATCTTTAGCAAATTTATCTCTTATTTTTACATATTGTTTATCTATTTCAGAAATTTGATCATTTCTTTTTTCTAAAGATATTTGCCCTCTATCATATTTGTTGTAAGTAATTCTTAATTTTTCTTGTAGTCCTTTAATTTTTCTTCTAAACTCAAGAGTTTTTATAGTTTTTAATCTACTAATTGTAGGTTGAGTTACTTTAAAACCAATGGTATTTGCAAATGCTAAAATTTCACTTTCACCTCTACTTAAAGGTGTTTTATCTTTTCTTGCTCTTTCAATTCTTTCTGTAGAGTAAGATCCTGGAACAAAAGGAAAATTAGGTATTAATCTTTTTGCGACAAATTTTGCTCTACTAGAAAAATCTTCAAACTCAGATATGTTTTGACCTTTTATAACATCACCTCTAAATAAATCAAAGCCTAACATAGGAGCCATAACCTCTCCAAATAGACCAAAGTTAGCCTGTAATGGTTGTGGTAATAGAGGTATTGTTCCTGAATTTAAATCAAATATATCACCACCTGGAACAAATCTAGTTAAATTAATATATGTTGATTTATCTTCATCAATATTAAAATCTACTGGTAACTTTATATTTTTAAAAGGTAAAAAAGGAAGTCCACCTATTCTCCCTTTTTCTTCCTCTGTCATTAACGCACGTTCTGCTTTAGGAGAACCTTCACCTAATAGTTCACCTGCATTATTAAACATATAACCTAATGCTGCATATTTAGCAAATTTCCAAGGTCTAACTACAGCTGTTTCTGCAAGTATAGGTATAACTCTATATGTATAAGCTAAAAAAGGAGTAGGTAATGCTCTTAATGCATTTATACCTGGTGCTTGAATATTATAATCTATAAAACCTTTTCTTGCATCTTGAGCAGCTTGCACTTTACTATATCCTTTTTTCCTTCTATCCATATATAAAGCTAATCTAAATATAGAATCTTCTAGTGCATAATAATCAGATAATTTTTGTAATCCAAATTTATTTTTTTTAATCAAGTCTTTATAAATAAAACTTGACATACCAACAGCATTTGTTATAGTATCTTTACTTGGATCATAAGTATAATGTGCAGGTTTAATTTTATCAGGATCTAGTATACCACCTTTTAGTTCTTGTTTAACATAGTTACTAGAAAATACTCCAAGATTACTTGCCTCTTCTAATATTTTAACTGATTTACCTTTGCTTTGATTATTAAATGCTTTTACTGCAGCTGGTAATAAACTAGCACTACCATCAACTAAATCTAATAAAACTAAATTACTAATCATATTATTTACATGAACTGTAGGATTCCATGCAGTTTTACTAGCTTTCCAAACTTGATTTAAATCTCTGTATAATTTAAATGCAGGTAAGGTTGGACCTTCTGTAATTTTATTAATTTGAAATATGTTTTCGTAAACTTCTCTTGGTATATATTTACCTGCTAAATCACCATAAGTAAATTGTATAGTACCTGTTCTTTTAGTTTTAGGAACTTCTACTAAATCAAGTTTAGCTATTTCATCAGCTGATGGTGCAGTTTTCGTAAAAGTTTGTGCAGCTACATCGGCATAAAATTTGTATCTTGGTAAAGTTTGTGACATTAATCTACCAGTTTCCATAATAGCAAATGCACCATCTTCTATCTCAGACATACCAAGACGTTCTTGTTTTGTATATTCCCACCTAGCAGTTAGTATAGGTTCATCTCCTCTACCAGCTTTTATTAAATCTTTAACTACATCAGGTGTTGCTGTAATAGGATCTTCAAATTTTTTCTTTTGAACTTGACCAAATAATTCCCAACCTTTGTGACCCTTTAAAGGAACTAATTTACCAGCATCATCAAATTTAAATGCCTTAGTTTTGCTGTATTGATTAATCCATTCATTAGGTGTTATAGTTTCTAAAACACCTCTAGCTCTTAATTCAGAACCTATTTTAGAGAGTTCTTTACCACCATAAGATCTTTTTATGTATCTTTCTATATTTCTTAAAGCAGTTTCTTCTGTTATCAAACCTGCTTGAATATACATATTCGTTATTTTAGTAATTTGTTTTCTAGCTTTTTTAGCAATATTAGCTAAATCTTTTGGCACAACATTATATTTTATATCTCCTTCTAATAAGTTATATAGTACTTGTCTTTCTTTAGTGCTTAATTGATTTGCTTCTTGATATATTCTAAAAAAACTTAATTCTATTTTATTTTTTAAACCTTCTAAATCTTCTGTTTCTAACTCTTTTAATTTTTTTGGAACTTTAAATCCATCTACAAAATTTTTAGCTAAATAGCTTGCTACACTTAAATCTTCTTCTACATCCATGCCAAGTGCTTTAGCTCTTCTTTGTTTAATAATATCAGGAACTTGTACTTTTTTAGCAATTTTTGCACCACCAAAACCCATCATAAACCCAAGACCTGCTCTAGAAAATCTTTCTAAAATACCACCTTCACTTTCAGGAACATTTACTCCAAATATTTTTTCATCTGTAGGTAGTGCAAATCCATATAATGCTCCTGCCGCACCAGTCCCAAATTCACCAGCTTGAGGTCCTCTAGAAAAATAATCATCGTATACACCTTTTGCTTTTTTTGTATAAAATGCTTTTGATTTATCTACACCTTCAGCTATAGGTTGTGTTAATGTTTTTAAACCTTTTGATATAGGTGTTGTTACTGGTGTAACGTAGTTACCTATAATAGTTTTAAAAAATTCTCTAGGTCCCCTTAATATAAAATTTCTATTAGAATCTTTTCCAGGTCTACCATCTAAACTATCAATTTTTTTTAATTTAATTTTTTCTCTAACAATAGCTTGTGCTTTTCCTCTACCTTCTATTTTACTTTTTTTTCTACTTTTTGCTAATTGTTTTGCAGTTCCTTTAAAAATATCTTCTTCACCAGGTAAGTCTATGGTTCTTTTTAAATTATCAGGTAGCTTTATTATATCTTCATCACTAAATTTTTGATCCTCTAAAAGCTTGTTAATTTTTCTAACTTTTAAAGCATCAAGTGTTTTACCTATTGCTGGAGATAATATAGCACCACCTATGATACCTGCACCAGCTTGCTGTGCTCTTGTTTTAAATAATCCATTTTCATCTACATAACCTAATGCTCCAGCTAAACCTCCTGAAACACCTCCAGCCATAGCCATTTTATATAAACTTCTACCTCTTAATACAGGTATTAACCAAGTAACAGGATCTAGTATTGCACCCCCAAAATATGCTGCGGCTATTAATCCGCCACCATCACCTTGTAATGCTTTATTTAATCTAGCTTGCTGTGTTTTTAAATCCTCATCCATGAAAAACACTTTTTCACCACCAGCAAATTGAGTTACTCCACGAACAGTATCAGTTAATCCTAATATAAATGCATCACTTATACCAAATTCTGTATCAGGATCAGAAAATAATTTTGTATTATTAATTACTTTTTCATTTTCAGGTAAAAGATCACTAAAAATATTATCGTTAGAAGTTATGTCTTTTAATAAAAATTTTTTATCAGGTTCATTAGAAATTTTAAATTCATTTTTTATAATTTTATTTTTATCATTTTCAGGAAGTAAATCATTAAACATATTGTTGTTAATATTTTTTCCTGGACCCCTTTCTTCTTCAGGTAAAAGGTCAATAAAAAGATTATCAGACATAATTAAAAATTAAATTTATTAGAGTCTATACCCATTTTTTCAATTTGTTGTTTAGCTCTTGATCTTGCTATATCTATTCTCTTACTTTTCTCATCATCTGATAATGATGGGCTATCACTTATTCTAGCTATTATTTCTCTTAAATTATTAATAACTATAGATGGTGAACTCACACCACCACCTTCTAGAGGAACTTTACTTTTTATATTAATGTTAGCATCTTCTTTTACACCTATTTGGCTAGTATCAAACTTAACACCATCACCAGGCAATGCCCCTTTTACATCAGATTCTTTAGTTTTTATTTTAGGCTGTGTATCAAATCCAGTAGGATATCCTGTTATACCTTGTTTTTTGAATTGTGTATCTATATATTTATCTGTCATATATTGATATATTCCCTGTTTATAACCGTTGTCCCTTGCCTCTTCAAATCCTTCTTTTAAAAATTGTTGCAATTCATATCTAGGATCATCTGGTCCAACATTTATGTCAGGAGCATTAGTCATTCTATTTGTAAATATCCCTTTAAAATCAGTATCAAATTCTCTTCTTTCAGTGCCATGTTTATTTATATTATAAACATTACTTTCACCCATCATAAATCCACTTGCAGGTTCAGCTGCTGGAGTGTCCATAACTGCCCCTGTATTTATACCAGTTTCAGCAATATCTTTACCTGCATCAGGTAATTGTACCTCTAATAAATTAGTTGCTAAACCACCTGGTATTTTTGAAAAATATTCTTTTAAACCTTGATTTTTAGTATTAAATTCTTCAATTGCATCAGTTTTTACTTGATCATAAGTTCCCTCTACATCAGCTAATATTGCTTTTTGTGCTGCAGGGTTATCTTTTAAATTATTTAATACAGTTGTTGTAAGAGATTTATTTGTTAAAAGACCTTTTACAGCTAATGCATTGGCTATAGGTTCATTAAATGCATTTTTAGCTAAATTAAAATTACTATCTTGTTCTTTTAATTCTTTTAAAAATTGTGGTTTATCAACATTAAAGTATTGATTTTTAGCAGTTAATATATCATTCATTATTGCTTGATCTTTTGCTCTAGTGTCTCTTATCTTTTCTGTTAAATAACCAGTAGCAACACCTCTTGCAAATCTACCTAAATCTATAGCCATTATTTAGACTCCTCTTTATTTGGTTTAGCCATTATACCTTTTTGTTTAATTTCTTCTTTAATTTCTTTACCAATTTTTTCAGCAGTTGCTTTTACTTGAACTGCTGATCTTATTTCATTTTTGTTACCAATATCGTCCATAGAAATATTAAGATTTGGAACTTCTGCTACCATACCTATAGTTGTAATCATTTTCATTAATGGTTCTGCAATTATAAAAGCTACATCAGGATTAAATGTTCCTTTTACAAATCCACCTAATAAAATAACCCTACCTATTGCCTCTACTGGAACACCAGCGTCTAGCATAGCTATTATTTGTTCAGCAAATTCAGGTTGAGTCATTCTTTCCCAAAGATGTTCGGCAGCTTCACTAGTGTTAGTAAATTTAGGTGGATGTTCCCATGGATAGTTTCCTGGTGTATCTGTTAAACTTTGACCTGGTATAGGTGTATCAAATGGATCTCCTGCACCTTCTCCTAATCTATTCATTTATTCTCCTTATGCTTTTAAACTTTGTTTTATAATTCTTCTTTTATAAAAATACTGATTCAATCTATAATCCCATTCAGCATTTAATGTAGCAGCATTTTGGGTTTTAAGATTCATCATTCCTGAACCTGCACCTCTACTTGATCCATAAGACATTCTTGGTGTAACAAATCCCATTCTACCACCAAAACTTTGTGGTTGAACTGAAGTATCTATTATATTAAAATCACTATAATCTTTTGGTGCGTTACTTTTTTCAAATAATTTACCACCTAAATCAGCTACTTTTTCTGTCACATCTGATGGAACTCCTAATTTATCTCCCACCCAAGATATTGCTCCTCTTGTAGCACTACTAAGTACATCTCTAATTGCCATAATTACTCCTATAATAAACTAAAACCAAATTTACCAATTAATTGATACAATGCATCTTTTGATGCTTGATCTTGTAATTCAAAAGCTGTAGATCTTTCTAATGCTGCCATAGCTAAATTATGATTTCTATTTGCCTCATTTGTTGAAGATGTATTAATCCAAGATGCCTCATCTCTCCATTGTTGCCATAGTGACGACAATGCCCAATTAGAAAGATTTAATAAATTTTGTGCATTAGTTTGATTAGCAGCATTTACTGAAGCTGTATTAGCTGTATTAATTGCTCTTCTCCAAACAACATTTGATTGATCTATTTCTTTTTGATTATTAACATTAAATTGTTGTCTTTGATTTTCTAATGTTGCATTAAATTGATTTAAACTTGCTTCTCTTTTAGCATTTGCTTCATTTACTGCAACTGTATTTTGTGCATTAACTGCATTAATTTTATTTCTTTCTGCTTCTGCAAACTTATTCATAGCATCTATTCTAGCAGCATTTTGGTCAGAAATTGTTGTGCTTAATTTATCATAAAATTGATTTACTTGATTTTGACTTGTAGCATTAAATTGTGCTGCAACATTTGATGCTGCCTGATCTGATAATATAAAAGATTGTCTTGTGGTTATATTTTGTAAATTAGCTTGCTGTTTATTAGATAAATTAGCCAAATCCATTCTAAGATATGACTGTGCATTTGTAATTGCTGCTTGTTGATTATTAGACAGATTTTGGAATATCATCTGCTTATATGTTGCAGCATCTTGTGCAGCAATAGGTACAGCTGATTGCATTATACCTTCAGCTAACGCTTCAGCTGCCATTGAACTAGCACTTAAACCTCTATTAGCCATTGCAGCTTCAGTAGCTTTTGCAGCACCTCTAGCCCATACAGGTAAAGGATTTCCTGATGCTAATGCAGTTGATACCTCATTTTGTAAACTCTCTAATTGACCTTTAACTGTTGCATCAGTTGTTATAGTACCTTGAGCAGCTTGCATAGGTTGTGTTAATGTGCCTGTTGCTGCTGTCATTGTAGGAACTTGTGATAACACTTGTTGTGCTGTCATCTGTGCAGCACTTGCAGCTGTCGGTGCTGTTACCTGTGTTCCTGCTAATCCTGTGGTAGGTGCAGCTATAGTAGGTGCTGCTGCTGTTTGAGGTATATTTGCTGCTAAACCTGTAGGTGTTGTTTGTGCAGTAACACCAGCACTAGTGGGCATTAATTCAGCAGCTTTTACATTTTGTAATACTGGCGATATAGTTGATCCCGTTGGTAAACTAGGTTTTCCAGCAGCTAAACTTTCAATTAAACTAACAGCTTTTTGACTGCCAGTTTGTTCTTGTTGTGCAGGTGCTAATGCACCTTTTTGTAATTTAGTTTCATCAGGTGTTGCCATTATCTCCCCTGTCTTCTATATTTTTTTGTCATTCTTTTTTCTGCTTTATTCAAATTTTTTTTATGTCGTCTTGGTCTTTTTTTAGGTTTTGGTCGTGGTGTAAAAT